TTTGTCGGATTTTCTCTTACGTTCTGTTGCCATTGTTGTATAATCCCCCTTCTTTTCTCTCTCTACCAGATATCCCCTAAATCGTTGTCAGGTTCACCAAAGAAGTTGGTATGGTCGTCTTCTACTGCGGATACCACCGCCTCGGCTGCTGTCGGTTCGTTGGCCGCGTTCCTTAACGTGCTTGCCAGATCGTTGAACGCCCCTGATAGAGCGTCAACTATATCGTCGTGTTTGCCATCAGGGAACGCTTCGACCTCTGCAAAGAAGGCGTCGTTCCACGGTGCCCGCACGACTTTGATCAGTCCGTTATAGGCGGCGCGTGACGCGGGGACCGCCCGGGCTTCTTTCGACCCGCTCCCGGGAACCCCGAGATAGTCATACCCTCTAAACTGGTCCCGGGCTGCCAGGAATATCGCGGTCTTACCGCTCGCACCGCCTTCCTGCTCTTCACGGACCTTAACTGTTGGGCCGTCCTGGTTCGTGATCATCGCTCGTGCTGCTTCTATTGCGCCCGGATTATCACGGATTCTAAACAAGTCCAGCACGTAGTATATGCCACCGGTAATGCCCATTTTCAATCCGGCGGTGTAATCAGGGTCAGCACTTTTCTTGCTCTTCTTTGTGCTTGCCATATCCCAGAACCGGACGATCTTTGTCAACCCCGGCGGCGTCCGGTCAATGACTTCGAACCATTCACGGTTGAACACTTTCTTACCTTCTGCCCGGATCTTCCAGTTGCCATGCAGGAGCCGTTCCTGTTCGATAAACGATAACGCCTGCAGGTTGCCCCTATACTCAGGGTTGACCTGCTCGAGTATCGGGTTGTCTGACAGTTTCGCCGGGATAAACGTCACTGACTTTGCAGATACGTTATATTCGCGTTCCAGGTCGTCTTTCGAGTCGCCCCAAACGATCTGCCCGCCGTCACGGACGAACCACCGCAGGACCCCGCCTCGTTCGTCTATAGGATACCCTGTGTCCTGGTCGATCCACCATGATATGAACCTGGCTAACCACGAATCGGCGTCCGGGTTGGCGGTCGCCCTGATACACGGTCTGATACCACAGGTTGATCGGTTACGTGACAGTAAATAGAAAAACTGGTGTTCACTGAAGTGTTCCAACTGGTCAAACCCGATTAAGCAGATCTGGGCGCCGTCGTAAGAGTTGACGGTTTTATCATATTGCAGGTGATCGAAATGGATCTTGTTCCTGTATGGTGGGAACGACCACTCAATTTTCGGTGATTCCCGCAGCTGTCCGCCTTGAGAGTAATAGATCTCTTTACTCTCGTCTAATAACCCGCCCTCGTTGGTGATCTGTGGGGTCTCACGCCGGAAGATTACAGCACCAAATCCTTTCACTGTCTTAATGTGGCGTAACGGGTCCATGAGCAGGCCGAACGTCTTACCGCCGCCTGCAGCGCCACCATAGATTACTATGTCAGCAGGTGAAGATAAGAACCTCTCTTGCGGGCCAGACTGTGGCCGGATCTCTTTTTTGATCGGAGTTTTCTCGTTCTTTTGGATCATGGTTCTTTTTTATTAGGGGGGTGCGGATCGCGGTTGTTGTCGGGGATATAGATCACGACACTCTCAATCGGCCCGCCATCCTTGCCGGTGACTTCTTGGTGGACTTTGTCACGCCATTCTTCCGGTTTCCTGTTCTTCAACCAGAATATCTGGGCGGTGGTGTCCGGTGCGACTTGTTTGACAGTCTTCTCTACCCGTTCGCCGTCGTTGACGATCTTCAGTTCTTCGTATGTGTATCCCATAGCACGTTTGAACAGGCTATTCTCAACGGCAGTATCAGCCTCCGATTTGCCTATCTTTAGGGCGACCGATAATTCAGGGTGGCTCTTTTTCCATTCGAGAAGCGTTGACCGGGAAATGCCGAACGCCGTTGATATTTCTTTGTCTGTTTTTCCAAGCTTCGCCAGCCCTTCCGCCCATATCGGGTGCCTGTCAGGATCGTATTTTGAAGGACGGCCTGCCATCACATTACACCCCCAAAAGAAGATGATAATTGACGCTGAAACGTGAACGTCATTTGCTCGATTAATTTGGTTTCGAGGATGTCACAGGGAACGGCCACATTGTGAGTATTATATCCGTTGTTTCTCGCAGGCGGGAGACGATATTTGTTTATCCATTCTTCTTCGTTCGCCTGCCAAACAAGTTTTAATTGTGCTGCAGGATATATTTTAACGAGATTTGATGGGGCATAGACGGCGAATATATATTGGGCGTCTATTGTGTAGATCCAACCAGGTGATATACATTCCCCATTCCTTTCAACACTGATATATTCAATAAGAAAATCATTGGTAAACTCACGGGTTCTCCATTTCTCTTGAACTATTATTCTTTCACCGCTTTCAAGAAGTATTTCAGTATCAATCCCTGCGTGTTGTCGGTCCATTCTCTCAATACGTTGAATGTCTACAACATTTTTGAAATAAGATTTGTAGATATCATCTAAAGCCCCTTCTTTAGATTTGGAGAAATAAAGTTTCTCTGTGAAGGAGTGGATCATATCTCATTCCCCCACGAAGTCCAGCCGGTGCGCTCGGACCGTGCAAACAATTCAAGATATTTCCCATCAGGGAACATCTCTTCTATCATTTCGTGCACGATAGCGGGCTTTTTGCTGTGCGTTAATCGGGGTGATCTGAATACTGATGGTTTGCGGTTTTCAGGGGCAGGAGCGGGGTATGATCCTTTGAGTCCAACAAGGAGGAGTTCATGCTGGATTCTGAACCAGTATCCCATCCCAATTTTCTCTTTATCCCATACTGCGCAGGTGCGATACTTGAACCCCCAAGCGTTCATTACCTGGATTGATTCTTCTAACTTTGGGGCCGTAGTCCATAGGAGGAGGACGGCATTATCTTCTGTAGGTATATCAAGAGCTTTGATCTCTTCAAGGCTCATGGTTGGGTAGTGGTTCTCGATCTCCCTATTTGTCGTTTCAGAGAACTCGTACCGCCAGGGGGGGTCTGCAACAATTACATTATATTTGCCATTAGGGAGCGGTTTTTCTTTAGTTTTGTTTTCATGGGTGATCTTCTGGATAATTTTCTTTACGTCACCGGTTTTGAGTTTTTTACTATTCCCTCTCCCTGCACCTTGTTTTCCGATTAGGCGCTCCTGTATTTTTGTTATGGCTTTTTCTCGCGTTTCCTCGTCTTTTATAGAGAATAGGGGCCGTGCTGCGCCCTCCGGTAATCCAACAATTGTTGTTTCTTTCGAAATGCCCCGCTGTTCCAGTTCAGCGCAGAGACCCATATAATTCTCAATGAGTCTCACGGCTTCGGGGCACTTCTCACACCAGTCGGAACCCGCTTCTTCTACTTTTTTATAGAAAGCGATGCAACGACTCATGTCCGATCACTCTCTTCGCGGGGTGTGGTTGTGCTGTTGGCCCGGTCTTCTTGGCGGTTGATGCGGGCCAATACTTTTGTTAGTCTCATTACACCCCTCGTAATTCCAGTTCTGCGATCCGGTGTTTTAGCTGCTGGATCTGTTTCTCCATGAATACTATCCGGCGTTCCAGGTCCATAATTTCATTAATTACAGTGTGGCTCGGCTCTTCAGGTATCACGATCTGGTCCGTGTCTTGAACAATTGTGTAAGTAAAGCTGTTGAACGCCATTCTTTCACTCCCTCCCTTCTATCGTGTCGTAACATCCGGTATACGCTCGCCATTCTTCACGACCACAGATCACGCAGACGAACAGATCATAGGCTTTCCCGGCGTTCTCTCTCACGCCTCTGTAGTGCAGGTCACACACGTGATCTTTCATGGTGTGGTCATCTCCTGCACGATGATCCTCACGGGTGTGGGTGCGCCGCCGTGCCTTACGAGAATGTTCGCTAACGTCTGCTGTAACACGAGATCATACTGTGGGGGTTGCCCGTCTTCTCCTAACTTCACGTGGGCTATTGTTACGTCGCCGTTCGTCTCGTCGTCGTCAACGTCCCACATGAGCAGGCCGTCTATTGTGTGATAGTTCATGTGCCGTCTCCTTGTTTCAGTTGTCTATCCAATGCCGCCCGACGCAATACGGCTGCTGACTGGTCTTCTGCTGTGTTCTGTTTGATCTTCTCACGACATTCCGAGCATAACGTGATGTTGCCGTTTGATAATGCGTGGTCGATATAGTCTACAATCATGCCGTTCAACTCTAACGCGATCTCTTGCGGGTAGATCGCTATGCCGCAAATGTAGCATTTCTCTGTGAGTTTGTCAGTGATGGTTATGCTTTCTGGCGGCATTGTTCGTTCACCCAATATGGAAACGCGATCTGTGCCAGGTTGGCAACGGTGTCGTTATAGTCAGATGTGGAGTTCGGCGGCGCGTGGGCGTCTGCGATGTAATAAGCGCCATACAGCAGGATGTATTTTTTTTCGAGCTGAGAATACCAGTATGGCGGGACGAAGGCATGGGTCATCTTATCCACTCCAGAAGATCAGCAGGATTATTTTCCGGGATGTAGTGCGGGCATTCGAGTAGGAACACGGTTGGTTTATCGGCGTTCATGTTGAGCAGGTCAACGTCAATCCGATAATGGCAAGGAAGAGGCCCACATCTTTTTCTTACCTGACATGTAGTGCATGGTTCTTCCCAGAGGGGCAGATCTTCAAATGAGGGAGTCAATCGAACTCACCGTCTTCAAGTTTTTGTTTGATGAGCGTGATCGCGATGGCATACCCGGCGTTCATACCGCCTTTGTATAGGTCTTGTTTTGCCAATTCGCGCATCTGTATGTCGATCCAGAAGATGAGTTTGTCTTTTGTGGTGCGAAGTTGTTCTTTCATGGTTCCATCTCATCCCATGTATCGCCAAGAACCATTCTGACGCGGCGTAGTTGTATCCTTGCGACTG